GCCTCGAAACGATCTATAAAACTTGTACCAAACATTTTAGTAGCCCAAGCTGTCCAACCAGCAGGAGACGAAGTAGCACGACGGGAGCGGCGACGTTCAGAAACAACACCAGTATCTTCCTCTATGTCAGTCTCAATACCATGGGGAAACTGAGCAAATATCTTCAACTTCTGAGCTCTAACCATAATATCCTGCCAATCCTTGGGAGACAACAACGTATCAATAACGTGCTGCTCATTAACAAACTTAGCATCCGTTGTATAAGTGTCATGGTAATTACGCTCGTCGGCAACTGACTGGTTATCAACACCATCAACAGCAAGCTCATGGCCAACACACCAATTTTGAGCATAATTGAAAAACCGTTGAAAGTTAAAAAGCTGAGCCTGGGTACCCTTCTGAATATTACCTTCCTCAAGTTGAGTCCAAGTACAAGTCTCGTCGTCAAAGCGGTATCCCCATACAAGTTCCATTACAAAGGATATAAGAGGAATCAATTGAAAAGGGGAATAGTTGATAGTAACACCATTTGCTTGGACCGCATAACCATTGGTGACAGTGGGAGTAGTATGAAGACCATCATTCCAATAATCTCCATAATTGTTCCTATCTTGAATCTGAATGGGGGGAAGACATTCTTGTATATCCATAAAGGTAATCTCCTCACAAGTCTCACAAAGATTCATAAGGTGAAGATTAAAGACGTTAGGCATAAGCCTATTAAAGAAACCGTATATCGCACCCGGGACCAGAAATTGTGTATTAACACGAAGAGGTAGCGGGACAACAGCGTTCTCCTGAGCAGAAGGTAATTTGTGCGAGGGAATATCATCAGTCTCTCCATAACCCTCTCTTTCCTTGTCTCGTATATAATCCTCAAGTATCTTCGCCTGATCAGGACCTCCAATGCCAGGTAAAGTAGTAAGAATATTGAAAAGAGCCGGAACGGTACCACGAACATGTTTGGTCCCATCAAGGGTTCCATGTTCTTCTTGTAATATAGCGTCAAGGTCTCTCCTCCTACGAGGCTGAAAAACGTCAAAAGGATTACCACCATTATCTACCCAGTGTTCCCAAGCGTTCTGCCACTCAGTACCAGATTTGCCAACAAGGCTACCATCATCACTAGTATGATTAAGTGTACCGTCAAGATTAAACCAACCAGTTTGACCAGTAGGAGACACAATACTAGTGGGAGAAAATTGAGTGGGATACATCTTATACACTGCGCCCTCAACTAGGTCTGGGAGGAATTCAATAAGGGTCTTGTCTCCTTGCTTGTAGGAATGACCATCCCATTGCCAAGTAAATATTTCACCTTCTCCAATAAGACCATTGGTACGAACGGTGATATCGGGAACGACAATTTTGGAATTAAGGTTCAACTTAAAACCCTTTGTAGGATCGAATGGATCAACCCAATACCAATTAGCAACTCCAGTAGCATCGAAGCGATTAAGGACGTCAAATACAGGATTACTGCCGTGTATAACGAATTCGTTCCCGCCATTACCAGAGCCGGAGCCAGTTTCATTACCAGAACCATCAGCAAGTGGAGTATCAATGGGAGTTACACGGCGATGGGAATTAGCAATAGCGCGTTTGACACCCCATATAGCAGCAGCAGTACCGCCAACCATAAGAGCAGTGCCCATTGCCATTAGGTAGGGATTTTTAGTACGCAAAAGAGCAGCGCCCCATGTAACAGCGCGAGATTCACCAGCAGCAACAGCAGCACCAGAGGCAGCAGTTTCACCAGTAACACCAGTAGCGAGAAGACGTGCACGTTGAGCGTTCCATGTAGCCATGTTATAACGAGTATTAAATGACGTTTCCAAAACAGAGGGACCACGAAGGGCGGCAGGACGTTGACGTAATCCAGCAGACGAAGGTGTTTGTATATTGGAAAAGGGAAAAGTACTGATTTGTAAGTAAGCAACAAACCAATGTAAAAAAACCCAAAAAAATACTTACCGCCTAGTACGATTAGTTGACGCACCATCTCCAAGGGCGACTTTGGGGGTGCCATCGTAGTAAAATTTGTGCGCAATAGTTTCAAGAGACCGAACAATATCCTCATACAAAAGAGAAGGATCAAGGTAATTCCTCTTCGCATCACCACGAAATAACATAGGAATAAGGCGACGGGGTAGAAAAAACGCATGATTGGTCTCTCCAATTTTAGTACGTTGCTTCCAGTTACCTTGGTATATGGCTCTGTATATCTGGGGGAATTGTTTACCAAGAATCTTGTACAGTCCATAGTGAGGATTTTTGATAGTAACTGGTTCCGTGGTTCCATCGGTTAAACATTGGTAACGAACACCGCGCAATACAGCGGATTTGTTCCATGTAGGATTGAATGTGATAGTAACACCACGTATCTTGATCTCCTTGTAGAGCTTCTTATAAGGCTCCAATTGACGTTTAACACTGTCCAAATCGGGCGTAAATCGAAAGTGGGTCTCAACGAACGGACCGGAAGCATCTTCATTTCCAACAGGTTTCTTAAGAATCAAGGGCTCGTCGTTCTTAAGTGTGAGTGGGAGATATTTTCCTGTCGAGACAGCCGAGGAGCGGAATCTGCGCGCCCTCTTCTTCGCAAAACGCGCATAACGGCGCGAATGGCGGCGCCGGCGGCGCCGACGATAGTCAGGCATGTCTGTAAAAACTTAATAGCGGCGGCGGGCAAAGCGGCGGCGGCGAAATCGGCGGGAAACAGCGAAGCGGCGACGATAAGCAAAGCGGGGACGGCGAGAAAACCGTCTACGAGCGTATCGCATGAGTCACTTTTAAAAAATGTTAAGTATGAAAAAAAGTACGAGTTGGTACTCGACTTTGCCTAGGATGATTCCTAAGACCCCAAAACAAGGCAATTGGAACCCAATAATTTGAATTACGGTGCAATATGCGTGCACGTTGCCTGTAGTTGAGCCTGCGACCCCAATCGGAGTAATAAAGCACTATAAAGAGACAATATCTCCTGAATCTGGGCTGCGAAAGTTGCGTTTGCGACCGCGGATGGGGGCGATCAGAATTATAAAGATTCGAATTAACCTGCGTCACCAAGTCCTGAAAGAAATTGGACAGCTCCCAGAATTGCATTTAAAAAATGATCGCCGATTTCGGTAGAAACCAATGTGGTTCCATTGGTTCCAGGGTGGGGGTAATACTAAAGCCCCACCCTTTGGTATATATTTTCATAGTATATTATATTGGTTCCATGGTTCCTTAATATAGGGAAAGTAAACCACAATTTTTTATTTTCCGAAAAAGGGTGTAGCTACACTATTGGGTTTTGGTACTTATCAAAATGCCTCAATCTCGTGAATCAGGTCGTCTCAAGTGGACTTTTACTTGGAATAATTACGGTCCTTCAGCTATCCAAGACTTATTAGACTATGCTCGTGACAGTGCCAACAAGTGTGACATATGTTTCTTTCAGCAGGAAACCGGTGAATCCGGAACTCCTCATTTACAGGGCTTTATGCAGTTCTCCGTTAAGAAGAGAATGCAAACCATAAAGAATTCCCTTTCAAACACGATACATTTTGAGCCGAGTCGGGGTACGATCGAACAGAATCTTGAGTACTGCAGCAAGGAAGATACACGCACGGGTCAATTTTACGAGCACTGGCGCGATGAATCTCTGCGACCTGAACCGGAAGAGCCTCTCATGGTAATCGACGAAGAGGACCTCTATCCATACCAGAAGGAGCTCGAGGAAATGTATAAGACTGAGCGCCTCAATGCAGCAAATCTATGGAAGGACAAAGAAGGAGGAGGACGACAGGAGCAACAGAGGTATAATCGTTTGATACATTGGGTCTGGGAACGTGACGGCAACGTCGGGAAGACTTCATTCGCTAAGTACATGTGTAACAAATATCCTAATTCTATTAAGGTCGACGGATCCGCTTCAGACATTAAGCACGGAATTGTCTCATTGTGCATGGAGCGAGATAGATTCGTTAGATCCAGATTTCCTAAATTGGTTATCTGGAACATCGTCAGATCTCAGCAAGACGATGAGGGAGGAGCTAGAATCTCCTGGAAAGCGGTCGAAGAGGTCAAGGACTGTTTCTTCTTCTCCGGAAAGTACCAGTCAGGAATGGTCAACGAAAACCCGCCGTTTATTCTGATGTTCTCTAACAATCCTCCGGACTTTTCACAGTTAAGCGAGGATAGGTGGAAGGTACATGAGGTAGTTAAGAACAGTATAGGTGAATATGTTTTTATGGATTAAATTTCTATCTAATATATATGTTAAGGGCCCGCCGGGGGGTAAACCCCCCTTGCCCCCGCTAGTCTAGATGTGATAGGCCTATAGGTTGTTATCAGCAATGGCTTCAAGAATGTCACCAGCTTCCTCATCACCGGACGAAAGGTCCATGTACATATTGGTGGCATTATCAGTGTCCTGGAGCAAGCGGCGAACTCCGCCATCATGCTCTTGCATCTGCTCCTCAAGAGTTAGGTCATCAGGGGGATCAAGGGTCATAATATCATCGTAACGACCCATGGTTTCACCATCTGCAGTGGAATCAATATTCCAATCAACTTCGCGAGAGTACTTATCATTAGTACCCTTACGGAACTGAGGTACCCTACGCATATCGGTAGGTCGAATGGTGTAATCTCCAGTCTGGTACTGATCTTCATTCCAGCGAGTCTTGATCTTGTGACGTAGGAGTATATGGTATGTCCTATGCACGATAACGTAATGATCATTAAGAACTTCTCCATCTTCAGCAGTCAAGGGGTTCTCAGAGCGACGAGAATATCCATCGAAATTGGGAAAGGGCGAAATCATGAAGTCGAGCCCTCCAAAAGCAGTATCCTCAATCTCATCAAAGCTGAACCAGTTGTTGTTATAATAACTACGAGTTTTCACAGCTGTGCCATTGGCATCGTAGCAGCTATCGTAACATTTTGGTATATATTTAAACCATAATCGGCGGCCTGAAAGCATAGACTTTGACGAACAGCCATTCGTAGTGGCTTGAGTACGATTAATAGTCATAGTCTCCGGATCCTGCAATTCTCCAAAGTCAGGACGTCTATAATAAAGTCTGGGTAATCTCCCCATAGGGAAGCGGCCAGTCTGAAGAAGAGACATCATAGGGTTCGAAACAGGACCCATAGGGGGCCTTGTAGTAACAGGCAAACCACCAGTAGGTGTGCGAACACCATAACTCTCGGCAGTACTTGTTTTCACCTTTGGATTAGGCGCTTGTATACCATGAACCTTAGTATTCAATTTATATGAAGACATTACAAGCTTAAGAAATTGCCTTGAAATCTCAGCAAGAAAAAGAGCCTTAGTAAGCTCAGGTGCGGCACCAGTAGTAGCAGCCTGGGCGGCAAAGCCAAGAACGGAGGCGATAACGGAGTCCGCCAAAACAGGCCGAAACGACGGATCCATAAAGAATTGCAAAACGGGATGATTAGCCTCGAAACGATCTATAAAACTTGTACCAAACATTTTAGTAGCCCAAGCTGTCCAACCAGCAGGAGACGAAGTAGCACGACGGGAGCGGCGACGTTCAGAAACAACACCAGTATCTTCCTCTATGTGAGTCTCAATACCATGGGGAAACTGAGCAAATATCTTCAACTTCTGAGCTCTAACCATAAT